AAAATGTTCCCGACAGGCGTGGCTGCGCGCTACGCGTCTTCTCCCCAGGTGAGACACCAGGGGTCACGGAAGAGCCTGCGCCCAGGCATGGGCGTGCAGGCAGCGTACAGCCGACGCAACGTGATCAAGTCAGGCGCGGCTGAGCGTGGGAGAGGATGCTTGCGGGGCAGATGCTGCGCCGGGTCACAGTCCTCCATCGTCGGCTTGATGGGCGTGCCGGAGAGATAGACCTTGGCGTTCAAGGTGTCGAGCAGCGAGCGCAGGGTCTCGGTGTAGGTCTGGAAGAAAGCAACCCACGCAGGCCCGTACTCAGGCGGGTAGCCCTCGGCTGTGCGCTGGCAACGCGCCGCCCACTCCATCTCGTCTCGCACCCGCTGCGTGATCGCAGCATTCCACGCCGCACGCCGCGCCTTGCGCCGCTGCTGCATCGCCCGCTCGGGCCGCACCGAGAAGCGCACGTGATCGCGCTCACGCTGGTTCATCTGCTGCACCACAAGCAGCCGCACGCCAGGACGGTCTGCGTCAGCGGCGCGTAAGCGTTCGTCTGCGGTCATCTCGGATAAGCGCTTCTCAGGGTCGCAGGCGTTGCACGTGTCGTGCAGGATGCGCTTCGTTCCACGCCAGCGCCGGAAAAGATAAAGGCGTTTTTCTTGCTTGCAACGGGGGCAAGAACGGAGCGTCGGAGGGCCGAAGAAGGCGTCAAAGTAGGGCGAGGTGGACACTTTTTGGCTTTCTTGACGGTTTTTTGAGGTTGTGTGGAGAAACGGGTGGCATGCTAGCACGACTAAGCGCTTGTTCTGCATAGGGAATCGAACAAGTGTCCAGTTTTGCTCACGTACCCCAGAATGTATCTAGAAAGGACAAAGGAAGAAGAAAAGAAAAAAGAAAAAAGGAAAAAAGAAAAACAAAAGAATTTTTCCCAGACATACATACATATACATAGATGGACACTAATAATAAATAAGAAGAAGAAGTTAGTGGACAAGGGCTTAGGCAGCGCGCTTCTGGTGAGAAACGCTCCACACTTTCTCTGGAGTGCCCACTAACTTCACAATGTGAAATTAGAGGCTGTGTTTACCCGGATGCGGGGGAGAATTCTCCCCCGTCGGGGCTCAGGCACGCTCGCAACGCAGCCCACCTCGTGGGCCGAGGCTGAGCACGAAGTCGGGGTAATCATCGCACTCGCTGCGCCGCTCCGCTATGTGGATCGTGCCTTCGATGGCCCGCCCGTATCGCGCCAGTTCTTCCGCTACTACACGGAAGGCGGCAAGAGCCGCCCTCTTGCTTGTGTGTCGCGCCGCTACGTCGAGCGGGTCGTTGCCGATGCAGAGGTAGTAGGGCATCACTTGCTCCTCAGGGGCGTCACGCTCAGGCGTGCCACCTCGGTCTTGAAGGACACCTCCTCCTCGCGGCGCTCTGCCGCACGCAGGCGCAGCACGCGCTGGGCGCGTGCCTTGTGCTGCTCACGCAACACACGCTTGATGTCTCGCAGTTGGTCGTGGTTCATCGCTCTCTCCTTGAAGTGGGGGAGATTTCTCCCCCGTTGGGTTACGCCTTGGCAGCGGCACGCTTGGCCGCACGCGCCGGGTTCTTGCGCTGCTCGACCGGCTCGCGCTTGTACGAGGGCGGCATGAGCCGCTTGATCTCCCGTGCAACCCACGCAGCCTTGACTTCCTTGATGATGTTCATCGCTCTCTCCTCGGTGAATGGGGACGCCATGTCCCCGTTGGGTTACGCCTTGGCAGCGGCACGCTTGGCGGCTACTGCCGCGTTCCACGCGGCGATCTCGCGCTGCTGCGCGGTGAGTTCCGGCAGCGGCCCGATGAAGGGCTCAGCCTTGCGTCTCACGGGCATGAGCCGCTTGATCTTGCGGTCGCGAACCGCGCCGCGCACGGCTTGCATCAGGTCATTCAGGTTCATCGCTAACTCCAAACAGCACGCCGCTCCCGACGGGAGCGCTAAGCGCACTCGCAAGGGGGAGCCGCCCCCAAGGGCGGGGCTATCTCCCCCGAGCGGCTGCGTTCAGTCAGTGAGCCGCCACTCGTTCTTTCCAGTCTTGAGGTACAGCGTCACCTCTTCGCTTGCGGTTTCTTCTGGGCGGCACTCGCGCCGTACTTCGTACAGCGTCCCGACGGGGGCTAGCGCCAGCATGGCGAGGGCCTCTTCCCGAGGCGCGTCATCTCGTGGCCCCTTGGAGGTCACGATTTCCGTTGGGAGGATGTACTCGTCGCCGTCAGGCTCGTGCAGCACGCCCGTCGTGCGGTCTGCATACAAATAGCCACCCGCGTGGCGGCTGGGCAAGGGAAGGCTCTTAGTCATCAGCACGGCTAACTCCAACAGCACGCTGCCTGCGGCGCAGGCGTCAAGCGCACTGGGCTGCGCGAACGCAGCCCGCTACGCTCGGTAGCGGAACGGGGGAGAAATCTCCCCCGCTGGATCAGCCAAGGGTCTTGGCGATCAGCACAGCGCGCTCCGCGCCGACGGTGGCGACGAACTGCGCCCACGCGGCGCGCTCCTCACGGGAGATGCGCGGAGCCTTGACAGGCTCGCCCTTCTTGGACACCGCACGGACGATGTGGTAGGCGAACTGACCACGAGCGCGGTCGTATGCCTGCTGGTGCGCCGAGGAGCGCTCGGTGCGCTTGGCTTCGACGATCTTCTGAGCCTTGGGCTCTGCGATGGCGAGGCTGCCCATGAGGTAATTCAGGATCCAAAGATCCCGCATCTCCCCCTGCGGCTTCGCTTCCATCTTCGTGTACTCACGGTGCCAGTGCACCGTGGCATCGTGGGTGAGGCGATCCGACTGACCGAAGGCGAAGGCGAACTGTGCGAAGGTCTTCATGCTACTAACTCCTAGTGTGGGGGAGAATTCTCCCCGGTTGATATCGGCTGGACTACCCAACCGATGCCTCTATTCTACCATATGGGGGTACTTCGATTGTTTTTGGCTGTACCCTGAGACCCACCCTACGGGGGGAGGGGCAGATTGCAGCAAGGTACTGCGGAGTTGTATGAACACTAATCCCCAACCACACTACACAGTTTTTTCAATTTAGCCCACACTACGTATTTTTTTCAAATTGCGCAGCAACAACCGTTTTTCAGTTTGCAAAACACCCCCGTACCAACAAAATAGCTCACCCCCACCACATTACAAAAATATAATTACGTGTTGTCAATACTTAGACACACTATAATAAAAAATGCCCCGGACCAGCCGGGGCTAAAGCGGGCATCAACCCGCCAGGGAGGAGACAAGGACTTGCAACAAGCCCGCGCCGACTATACACTCCGCGCCAACCGGGCGCAAGCCTTGCGAAAAATGCTGGAACACCTCATTGACTTTGACCCGCCTGCGGCGTTCCTTGACGACGTATTGCCTGTTGCCGAGGCCGCACCAGCAACGCTCTTGGATGCTCAGACATCCACCGCCGAGTGGTTGGAGCAGATGGGCGCTCCAACTGCCAACGACGCAGCGGCTTCAGCCGCGCAGAAGACCTTTGCCACGCTTATCCAGCCTGCACCCCCCGCAGCGCAGCGCCAAGCCCTCCTGACGCTCAATACGCCCACCGCTGTGCGGCATCTGACAGGCATGCTCACCGCCTATGACTGGGCGTTCGTGGAGCAAGCCAAGGAGCTACGCGGCTACGCCGTGGCGCAGATTCTGGAAGAGACCAAGAACCCCGACGCCCGCATACGTCTGCGCGCCCTGGAGATGCTCGGCAAGGTCACGGAGGTCGCGCTCTTCACCGACCGCGTGGAAGTCAAGCGCACCAACGTCACCGACAACGAGCTTGACGCCAAGATCAAGGAGAAGCTCTCGCGCTTCATGGGCGTCGTAGACGCCGCCCCCGTAGATGTAACACCCCTACCTTCGGCAGAAGACCGCAGCGACGATGCGTCTGCCTGACTTCCTCACGCCGCAAGAGGCCCAAGCGCTTCAAGCCGCGTTGCCCACGCTCTCCGTCAAGGAGAAAATGGAGCTTTTCGATCTTCTGGAAGAACGCGAACGCAGGCACCGCATCACTTCAGCGCAAAACAGCCTATTAGGCTTTGCCCACGCCATTTACCCGGGTTTCAAGGAAGGCGCGCATCACCGAAAACTGGCTGAAATATTTGAAGAAGTTATTTCCGGCGTGAAACGCCGGGTAATTATCAATATCGCGCCCCGTATGGGTAAGTCGGAGTTCAGTTCTTACCTGTTTCCAGCGTATTATCTGGGCAAATTTCCTCAGAAAAAGATCATTATGGGCACGCATACCGCGTCCCTGTCTGAAGATTTCGGTCGGCGCATCAAAAACCTTATCAGCGGAGAGGACTTTCCCTCGTTTTTCCCCAAAACTAAGGTTGCCGAGGACCAAAAAGCGGCTGGAAAGTGGTCTACGACTGCCGGTGGGCAGTATTACGCGGTGGGCGTGGGCGGTAGTATCGCAGGGCGGGGCGCAGACCTGTTTGTAATTGACGATCCGCACTCAGAACAGGACTTGAAGGCGGGGACGCGCACGCCTTTTGATGCCGCGTGGTCTTGGTTTCAGACCGGCCCTCTCCAGCGCCTCATGCCTGGGGGCGCGATCATCGTGATTATGACCCGTTGGTCGAACATCGACCTCACCGGCATGCTGATCAAGCACCAAGCACTCAATCCCGACGCTGACCGCTGGGAGATCGTGGAGCTTCCGGCCATCCTGTACGAGCACACGGACAAGGAGAAGTCGCTGTGGCCCGAGCAGTGGCCCCTGGAGCAGCTTCAAGCCAAGCGCGCAGGCATGGACCCGCGCTTCTGGCAGGCGCAGTACATGCAGAGCCCCACATCCGAGGTCGCAGCCGTTATTAAACGGGATATGTGGCAGATATGGGAAGCAGAAACGCCGCCCAAGTGCGAGTACATCATCCAGTCGTGGGACACCGCCCACGAGACCAAGACCTCCGCTGACTACAGCGCCTGCACCACGTGGGGCGTGTGGTTCAACGAAGAGGACAACGATAACGCCCACATCATTCTCCTCGATGCAATCAAAGGCCGGTGGTCATTCCCTGACCTCAAGAAGAAAGCCATCGAGTATTACAAGGAGTGGGAGCCAGACGCGTGCTTGATTGAAAAGAAAGCCGCAGGCGCACCACTTATTCAGGAACTTCGGGCGATGGGCATACCCATCGGGGAATTCAGCCCTTCTCGCGGAAAAGCAGGCGCTGCAACCGATAAAGTCGCACGCTTGAATGCGGTTTCTGATATCTTCGCTTCGGGCCGCGTCTGGGCTCCCGATACTAGATGGGCGCGAGAGGTGATTGAGGAAGTCGCGTCGTTCCCCGCCGGGGACCACGACGACTACGTAGATACATGCACGCAGGCGCTTCAGCGCATGCGCAACGGCGGGTTTATCAGGCTACCTTCTGATGAGCCTGAGGAGCCAAAAGAATGGCGAAGCCACCGCAGGGCGGCATACTATTAAGGAAACATCATGGCAATCTCCCCCGCGCTGACCGAGTTCGACCCCGCGCTTCTCTCCGACGAGCCCGCCATCGAGATTGAGATCGAAGACCCGGAGGACGTAACGCTTCATGCCGGAGGCGTCGAGATCGACCTGATGCCGGGGTCAGACGCGGGTGCGCTCTCCGAAGAGTTCGACGCCAACCTCGCAGAAACCCTCGACTCAGATGTGCTGGAGACGCTGGGCTCCGAACTGCTGGAACTCATCGAGGCAGACATCAACTCCCGCAAGGATTGGGTGGAGATGTACGTCAAGGGCCTGGAAGTCCTGGGGATGAAGTACGAGGAACGTACCGAGCCCTGGAGCGGTGCCTGCGGGGTGTTCTCGCCCCTGCTGACGGAAGCGGCAGTCAGGTTCCAGTCCGAGATGATCACAGAGACCTTCCCCGCTCAGGGGCCGGTCAAGACGCAAGTCATCGGAGCGATCGACAAGCTCAAGGAAGAGATCGCAGACCGTGTCCGCGACGACATGAACTTGTGGCTCACGGAGAAGATGATCGACTACCGCTCGGAGCACGAGCGGCTGCTGTTCTCCCTGGGGCTCATCGGCGCTGCGTTCAAGAAGGTGTACCCGGACACCAACACGGAGATGCCTGCGGCTCCGTTCGTCCCTGCCGAAGACCTGATCATCCCGTACGGTGCGTCCAACGTGTACACGGCAGAGCGCGTGACGCACGTAATGAGGAAGACCAAGAACGAGATCAAGAAGCTCCAAGTGTCGGGTTTTTACATTGACGTTGACCTTGGTGAACCCACGCGCTTTTCCTCCGACATCGAGAAGAAGAAGGCAGAAGACCAAGGGTACTCCCTCAATGACGACGAGCGGTATCACGTTTACGAGGCGCACGTAGACTGGGACTTGGGTGAGGACGAAGATGAGGTGGCGCTGCCTTACGTCATCACCATCGACAAGGGAACGCAGAAGGTTTTGGCCGTTCGCAGGAACTGGAACAAAGACGACGCCAAACGCCTCAAGCGCCAGCACTTCGTTCAGTACACGTACATCCCCGGCTTCGGTGCGTATGGTCTGGGCTACATCCACCTGATCGGCGGCTACGCCCGTGCGGGCACAAGCATCATCCGTCAACTCGTTGACGCGGGCACTCTGAGCAACCTCCCTGGCGGTCTGAAGACCCGTGGCCTGCGGATCAAGGGCGACGACACGCCGATCGCCCCGGGCGAGTTCAGGGATGTG